ATTTATTTAGTAAACTTTGAAGCGTTTTCACGGTAATATTAACATCTGTGTGGTGTATGCCAATGCCACCTGCGAAATTGAAACTGTTGATAATTTCTTCTGTGTCATCAATCAGAACAACACCTTTAGCGGCATATTCTGCTTTGTATTTACGACCTGGTACAACATTTGGTTTGTATGCAATACCCATCTTCTTTAACCAAACTTTTTTCTGTCGAGCAACTTCATTGTGATGTTTTTGACCACCAGATGAAGTCAGCATCTCAACAGGAATATCTGTATGTTTGCGAATGAATTTCAATAGTTCTTCGCCACCTGAAAGCCACTCTAAAGTTTCAAATTCTTTATCTGCAATAAACTGTGGCCATTCTTTACTGAAATTCTTGCGGTCACGAACAGACATTGCTGGATAACCAAACTTCTTCGCAAAGCGTCCTTCGAAATCAGTAAGAACACCATCCATATCTAAGTAAATTTTCTTAATCATTTTCCTATCACTTTTTTTAATATCAACTTATATTTTACACTATCTTTGGGAAGAAATGCGGTATACTTGATAATCTTTCTTCTTAAATTTGGCCATCGTATGGTGTCGGTAATCTTTTTATCCCACATCGGTAAGAAATTAAGAATTGAATTGAGTATGCACAAAGTTTCAATTTTGATAACTCGCTGTAGAGTGTATGTCAACAGAATAGGATAGTCACCGTCAACTACTTTGATTACCTCATTTGGATCATCAACACCATCAAATAGTTTTGCCAAGTCACCAGTGAATTCGTAAGACAGCGATTGAATTATCTTTTGACGGCTGCGATAATTCACTTCGGCGTCTTCCGTCAATAAATCACCAACCCACAATCCATCTCGCTCGACAAAATTTGCAACAAGAAATTCAATTAAGTCTTCTCTCTTGCTGAACTTTCTGCTGAGTTTGTAGAAATGGTATTTGTCTTTACGATTCTCAAAGGAAGTCACACTAATGTTTGACTTGCCATTATACTTGTGAAAATCATATGAATCTTTTGTGAAATGTAGTTTGAGAGATTCGTAAAGACCAAACGCTTCGTATCCATCAATCATATAGGAAGGCGAGAACCTTTTTCTTTCAATAAATTCAAATCCATTGCATCACTGGTCAACTTAGCCTTTAGATTTGAATTAACCAATGATGCAGCCACTTCAATCTCTAATCCAGTTTCTCTACAATACTCGACAATTGCTTCGATATAATTGTAGTCGGTGTTTGCTACTAACGACTCAATCGCCTTCGCAAACTTTGCCATTTCATCTTTAGTTGGCATTTTCACCTGTAAGACCTGTTGCGTTAAACTTTGGCGGATTCAATACATCATTAACCAAATGTGACATGATAAGTGGATCGACATTATCAAAATCTTCTTCGTCTTCAAATTCATCTTCTGGTTTTACAACATCAATTGTGCCATCAAAATGAAAACCAGAACCACGAAGAAACAACTCAAAGTTTTCGAGCATTGTTGTCAAATCATCTGCATTAAATTCTGTGGTGTGTTTTGAAGCAACACCATTTTCTTCACCACGAAACATATCATATTCTAAATGTTCACAAGTAAAAGTATAACGAGCCATTATTTCACCACCGTTTCATATAAAGTTTCAAATTGTTCATGCACAGCCACTTCTTCATCAAAGTTTTGTTTGTGATAAACTTTCACCAGTCTTGCAATCAACTTCTTCGGTAATTGCATGTTCTTTGAAGTCTCTGCAATTGATTCACGCACAAAATCTTTTTCTGCATCTTGCCTTGTCATTGAATCAGAACACTCTTTGATTACCTTGAACAGTTTGACACGGTCAGGTTCAGAGAGTTGATTGATTGTCATTTGTTTAACTGCCATAATATACCTTTCAACTATTTTTTACTAGAACTAGATTGTATCACAGTTTCTTCACCTTTTGCGGCATATGTGATACAAATTGGATCGTCACCACGAACATATGAACATCTTACCGATAATGGATTAATTCCTTTGGCGATTGCATTGTCAATATTCTTTGCCATTAAATTTCTATCTGTAATGTGATATATCGATATGCCAAAGATTGCAGCAAGCACAGAAGCGGCTACTGAAAGAGTAAAAATTTTATCGTGTTCCATTAAATATTTTCCTTAACTTTATAAAAAATGTGTCTACCGATTGTAACATGCCTATCAAGATTTCGCCAATTGGGATTTACATAATCGGCATGATAGTAAAGAGAACCGTTTGTTGGGTCTCTCAACTTTTCGTGATTTGCATAAACATAAATTGCAATCTCCAATACATCATTATACTTCTTTGTTGTGTCATTTGTCAAGAGCATATTGTAATATTGCCATTTTGGTGTTGTTTCACAATACCATGAAAATTGGCAAACGACTCTTTTATCTCCAATTGAATCGACCTTCTTCTTCTCTTTAACTACATCGCAAATAGTATCAGGAAAATTTGGTGATTCTACTCGGTTCAATGTAACAAATGCAACGGCAATTTGACCTTCTCTTGGTTCACTTCTTGCCTCAAAGTATATGTTACTTGCAAGGCAGGCAACTTGTCTTTGTGCGTCTGGTGTTAATTGAGAGTATTTTGGTTGAATGATTCTTTTTGAATCGACATAGTGTTGTCCTGCTACACCCAATGTTGCGAAAATAATCAATACTGCAACCATCGCAGCAATTGAAAAATATTTTAACATTTAATTCTCCTTGTTAAAAGGGAGGCCGAAGCCTCCCTAATCCATCAGGGCTTCTTAGTGGAAGACTTCTCTACTGGAAGATTGGAAACAAAAGTATTGAGTGTTTGCGCTTTGGCAATAATCTCTTGTTCTGATGGGAAAGATGGGTAACCTGGATGTTTCGGTGGTTCCTCACCTCTTTGATTCGCAGCGTCACATTCAGCTGCATATTGATTTGCTATAATTTCTCTTTTACCAAAATGGTCAGATTCTAACATACCCTGAGCCATTTTCAGTAATTCGAGCCTTATTTCAAAGGGTGACATATTTGTCATAGTAATTCTCCTTGTGTGTTTTGTGTGTGTACCAGACGAAAATTACGACTGGTTTATTATTTAGTAATTACCAAGCCCAAGAAACAAAAGAATACCGAGATCCTTCTGTAACTGGTTCAACTCTATGTGGATATAAAAAACAGGATGGAAAAACAACAACACTACCAACAGGCATTGGTATTACTTCATCTGTCCACATGACTAATTCACCGCCCGTAAAGTTATCGTTTAGCATACCAAGTGCTGTCATTGTTGGAATACCTTTTCGTTCACCATCAAACATCGAATGAATATGGTCGCAATGTTCAGCCATCAAACGAGTTTCTTTATACATGTTGAAACGAACTTCAGAGAAACCCTGCCATGATGCAAACCAAGAAAAATTCAGATTTGTGGTATATGTTTTGAATGCATCCCAAATTCGTTGCATGATATATGGTTTCGTTGAGAGATTATTACCATACGCAACATCTAATTCACGACTACCACTTCTTGTGCCATAAGTACCATCTTCTGCATTGTAAAAAGTGTGTTGTTGCCAAGGAGCGTTTTGCATTTCAGAAATTGTTTGATTACAGGCTTGTGAATCAATCCAATTTTCCAAAACCATTACATATGAACTTAAATCTCTATCCATAATTTTTCTTTAACTAATCCCATAAGTTTCTATAATATTTACCAAACAATCTTGTGCCGTTGTTGATTCGATTGTGGTGTTTTTCAAAGGCATCCGAATCAAACTTAGCTGTATGATTAGGACCTTTTTCAAAAGTAAACATTGTTGGTTTGCCATTTTCATCCCATGCACACGCAACAGACTTCATATCATGTTCACCAGAATGAAATTGTTTGTCGTTATCCTCATCGCAAAGTTGTTCAAATGCCCAAATCATTTCATCGAGCACCCAATTCCATCGAGCATGAATATCACGGTCACCTTCTTCGACTTCATGCTCATGGTAGAATTCAAAACACTTTTGGTCTGCCCATTGTTCGGTTGTATTGTATCTTAGATGCTCTGGTACATCTTCACAATCAACAACACCAGAACCATGTTTTGTCTCTTTGAGTTGTTTGAGCATTGGCAGAATAATTGGAGACAATGTTGAGTCCATGTTCCAAACATCATACTTGTCAATCTTTATGTATTCAATTCGTGGATGAACAAAGTCAAGGAACTTTTGAATTGCAATGGAAATTGGTTCTAAACGATTCACCCATTTCTCATACTTGTGATTTGGATGGTCTTCTAGATTATAGAACGCATCTTTGTCTT